TTACTGGAACAGCCGCATCTCTTAGCATTGGTGGCAACGCTGCTAACGTGACGGGAACAGTTGCGGTAGCGAACGGCGGAACCGGAGCTAACACTCTCACGGCAAACAACGTTATCCTAGGCAATGGAACGAGTGCGGTACAGTTTGTCGCTCCCGGAACCTCCGGTAACGTTTTGACATCCAATGGTACAACGTGGACATCCACGGCTCCTTCTTTTGGTTCTGGCCGCCTTATCAGCACAACCACTCTTTTAAGCGGAACCTCATTCACGACCGCATCTAATTGCAACACCATCTATGTTGAAATGCTTGGTGGTGGCGGCGGTGGCGGTGGTGCGGCTTATACTTCTTCCGCAAACAGTGGCGGTGCAGGTGGTGGCGGTGGTGGCTATGTGACTCAAACTATTACTGTTGCACCATCAACTGCGTACACAATCGCTATTGGTGCTGCCGGTTCCGGCGGTGCTGCTGGCACAAATAATGGAACTGCTGGTGGTAATACGTCCATAACTGTTGGTGCAACTACATATACTGCTGGTGGTGGTGGTTTTGGTGGCGGTAGTAGCGGAACGGTTGCTGGCGCTGCTGGCGCTGCCGGTACAGTAACAAACGGAAGCACCATAAGTTTTGCAGGAACTGCCGGTAACGCTGGTTCTTTTGGTACTTTGAGTAACGGTGCTGGTGGAGGGCAACCAAACTATATCAATCTTTCCGGAAGCGGTAGTGGTCAAAGTAGTGCGGGAGCAGGAAATGCTGCTACACTTTATGGGTGTGGTGGTGGTGGAGGAAAAGCAACTTCTTCTACTACTACCGCTGCTGGTGGTAACGGGACGCAGGGTTACATGCGAATTTGGCAGTACACGTAATGCTTGGAGGACCAATGATGACAGCCCCAGTAAATGGGAATCCGCAGACTTGCGCTCTTGTTCAAAACAGCAATGAGACGGTTGTAAATATGATTGTTGCTGATCCTGCTGTTGATCCAGCGCCGGAAGGATACACCATTGTTGGTTTGCCAGAAGGTTCTCCCGTAACAATGGGCTGGATTTATAACCTTACCGATGGAACTTTCACCGATCCAAATCCACCCGAAACCATAACTGAGTAATTATATTATGGATTATCAATCAACCATTAATCTGGCGGCGGGTGTAGCGATTGCAGTCGTTGGGTGGCTTGCCCGCGAACTATGGGGCGCTGTGAAAGAACTTCGGCGCGACATAAGTAACATGCAAGCTAACTTGCCCAAAGAATACGTTCTAAAAGTGGACTTGGACAAAAGAATGTCGCATATTGAGGACATGTTCCAGCGGATTTACGACAAACTTGATGGGAAGGCAGATAAATCATGACCTCCACAACTAACAACATTGCCCTAACAGAGCCAAGTAATGGAACGTATGTTAATACGTGGGATGTTCCTGTTAATAATAATACGACAATTTTAGACCAAATATTTGGTAATACGACGAGCATTTCTGTTAGTACAAGTTCTACGCCTTCGTTCACAGTTATCCCCGCCCCAAGCACGACAGCGGCTGGCGGTACTTCACAAGCGATGCGGTTTTTGTTGTCAGGGGCGCTTGCTGCTAACCAAACTGTTTTATTGCCTCAATATAACAGCAGCAATGTCGCTGGTATGTGGGTTGTAACCAACGCAACTACTGGTGCGTATACGGTTACAATCGGCATGTCGAATACGGGTGGAACCGCTGCTATTGGTAACACGATCACTGTTCCTCAAAACTTTAATACTTTGATTTATAGCGACGGTTCGACGGGCGTATATAAGGCAGATGATGGCCTTGTTCAGTTTCCAATCCCTGTCACCCTTGGCGGTACAGGCTTGGCAACACTTACAGCGAACAACGTCATGCTGGGCAATGGAACTAGCCCGCCAAACTTTGTCCCACCAACAACAGGCGGAAATGTTTTAACTGCTGCATTAACGCCTATTTCCGTATTTTTTGGCGGTATCTCTGGTACAACATTGACGGTTTCGGCAGTTTCCAGCGGGACAATTGCAATTGGTCAGGTTGTCACTGGGACAGGCGTCACTGCGGGGACAACTATTACAAGTGGTTCTGGCACAAGCTGGCAAGTGTCGCCTTCACAAACGGTATCTGGCGGGACAACGTTAACAGGCAATGTGTTATCTTGGGTATCAGCGGCTCCATCATCTTCTGGCCGCCTTATCGCCATAAGCACTATTACGGACACGACACAAACTTCTTTTGTTGCTCCATCAAATTGCAACAACATTTATGTTGAAATGTTGGGTGCTGGCGGTGGCGGCGGCGGTATCGGAAGTTTTGGCGGAGGCAAATCGGGTTGTGGCGGCGGTGGTGGTTATTTAACTCAATATATCGCCGTAACTCCATCCACCTCGTACACAATTGCAATTGGCGCTAAGGGAACTGGGGGCGGAAGTGGCGGTTCTTCCGGGACTGCGGGTGGGAATACAACCATTACTGTCGGCGCTACTACGTATACAGCGGCTGGCGGCGGTGGAGGCACTTCATCGGCGGGCGGTGCGGGTGGAACAACGACAAATGGTAGTTCGTTAAGTTTCAGTGGAACGGCTGGCGGCGCTCCATCTACAACTGCCGGGGCATCATTCGGCGGAACACCTACTTTTATTTATCTTCCTTATGGCGGAGCAAATGGTACTCCGGGTGCAGCAGCAACAAATTATGGTTGCGGCGGCGGCGGCGCATCAGCGAGCAGCAATGCGGGCGGGAATGGTAGCCAAGGCTACATGCGAATCTGGCAGTATACGTAATGCAGTTTACATGGACGTTCCCACAATTCATTGTTGATCCAAGTGCTGGTGATTTACCAAATGTGGTAACCGCCATAAATTGGGTTTGTACCGGAACAGATGGCTATGTAACTTCCTCAAATTCTGGTACAGTGAAACTTGGAACGCCAAACCCAGCGGAATTTACTCCGTACAACCAAATTACGCAGGATATGGCGTTTCAATGGGTATCACAATCGATTAGCACAACAGGGGTTGAGGCAGCGATAGCGGCGCAGATAACACAAATATCAAAACCGCAAATTCAGCCTCAAAAGCCGCCATTTTAAGAGGGAAACATGGATAATCTTGAACTTGATCTTAAACTCACCGTTGGCCACATCAATACGGTATTGAAGCATCTTGCTGCGGGCGCATATGCCGAAGTAGCGGACTTGATTGCCCTTCTCCACGGACAAGCAAAGCCACAAATTGAGGCCGCAACTTCCGTAACCCCTGCCGCTTCCGCTGCTGTCGAAGCGCCAGTAGAAGAGCAGCCAACAGAATAAAGGATGGAAAGTCGTGGATTATAACAGTTACGTTCAGCAAATCGCTACGTTGGCAGTTGTTCCCACGACTGACGCCAATTTCCAGATCATTTTGCCTCAGGCAATTAACTATGCACAATTGCGGATGCAACGTGATCTGGATTTCCTGTCTACTCAGGTTTTTGATAGCACCTCATACCAGACGCCTACAACAGGTAACCTTTTAACCATACCTACCGCAGCCTTTATCACGCTGCAAACGATTCAGGTGACCGTAAATGGCGTTTCATATCCATTGGCCCCAGTCGCCAAAGAGTATATCCAGTCGGTATTCAACAGTTCAGCCAGTGCTGGTATTCCATCCGTATTCGCTGTTTATGGCGGTGATACGCCCACGACTGGCAACACAAGCCAGTATATTCTCCTTGGGCCGTATCCTAACGCAGCTTATCCATTAACGCTAACGGGAACGGTTCATTCGGCTCCACTTTCTGCGTCAAATACAAATACCTTTATTTCTACTTATCTTCCAGATTTGTTTATCTGCGCCAGCATGGTCTACATTTCCGGATATCAAAGAAACTTTTCTTCGACAGGCGCTGATCAACAGATGCCAGTCAACTGGGAACAACAATACGAGCAGTTGTTGAAAGGCGCGATGGTTGAGGAATACCGGAAAAAGTTCCAGTCCTCCGCGTGGTCCTCGCAGTCTCCTTCGCCTATCGCTACACCTCCGAGGGTGTAAAGCATGGCTCACGCAACACTCAAATTGGTTCCCGGCGTAGATGTAATCAAAACGCCAACCTTAAATGAGGCGGCCCTTTCGTCGTCTAATCTTATCCGGTTTATGCCAGATAGGAACCAAATGGGGTTGCCTCAGAAACTTGGCGGGTGGGTAGCTTACCGCAATGTTCCCTATTCTGCGCCTGTCAGGGCTTTAAAGGGTTGGGCCGATCTTAACGCCATTAACCATCTTGCTGTCGGCTGCACAACATCGCTTAACGTCCTTACAAACGGAAGCAATTCTGTTATTACGCCGCAGACAACGGTTACCAATTCTTCGCCTAATTTTTCGACAACAAGCGGAAGTTATACCGTTTCGGTAATTGATTCGAACATAAGTGCATCAAACTTAGATTATGTTTACTATGTAACTCCGGTGTCTGTTGGCGGCCTTATTCTGACGGGTTCTTATCAAATTTTAACTGCGTCAGGGACATCGTATACGATTTCAGCATCCACTCCTGCCACCGCAACTGTTAGCAATGCCGGGGCATCGTATACGTTTACTACGGCCAATGGATCATCGATTGTCACCGCATATTTAGCAAATAATACGTATAATCCGGGAAGTGAATTTTACATTGGTGTATCTACATCAATAGGTGGAATCACTTTATTTGGCCTTTACACGGTTATTGACACCCCAGCCACACTTGGAAGTTTAACTTCTGGGCAGTTTACTTTTTCCGCAACAAATACGGCAACTTCAACCGCCGGTCCGACGTCCATCAACAGCGGCAATATCAATTCTGAATTTTTTATTGCTGTTGGCCCAAGCCAAGTTGGAACGGGTTTTGGCGTTGGTGCGTTTGGCTCAGGAGGGTTTGGCTCCGGTGTCACGCAACCTTCTGTTCCGGGTACTCCTATTACCGCGACAGATTGGACTTTGGATAATTTTGGGCAAAACTTGATTGCTTGCCCTGTCGGTGGTGCAGTTTATTCATGGACGCCTAATACCCAAATTCAAAATGCACAACTTGTAAGTGGCTTTGCGCCGCTGGTTAACGATGGCATTTTTGTAGCTATGCCAGAGCGGCAAGTTATTGCGTGGGGTTCGTCCTTTACCCTGCAACAAGACCCTCTTTTGATTCGCTGGTCTGACATCGCGGATAGTACGACATGGATTGCTACGGCCACTAATCAGGCGGGTTCTTATCGCATCCCATCCGGCTCCAAAATTGTTACGTGTATCCAAGGCCCACAACAGGGGTTGATT